ATCAAAATACTGGTGTTATTAAATATTGGCAAGATCGTTCTCTTGCTGGATTTAGCACTATTGGAGTTGCACAAACTCAACCTCAATATGGATTTAGTCTTAATGAATTTACATCTTCCCCTGGCACTGGAGGATCACTGACAATAACACCGACATCAGGTTCTAATCTGACAATTGATGATTCCTTTACGGGTATATCTACGGTAATAAATAATCGTACATACTACCTTGGTCAAACCTTTACAAGTGGTGTTGCCAATCCAGAAGTTAAGAAACATTCTGGAAATATAATTTACGTTGATAATAGACCATCTATAACAAGATCGTCAAATCAAAAGGAAGACATAAAAGTTATTTTGCAGTTCTAAAGAATTATGCCACAACAAACGAACCTCAATGTAGCTCCCTACTTTGACGATTTTGATTCTACAAACGATTATCATAAGGTATTATTTAAACCTGGATATCCAATTCAGGCAAGAGAGTTAACCTCTCTTCAATCCATATTGCAAAATCAAATTGAAAGATTTGGACAACATTTCTTTAAAGAGGGTGCCAAAGTAATCCCAGGAAATATTGCATATAATAGAATATATTATTGTATTCAATTAAATAATTCATTCCAAGGTGTTCCTGTATCTGCTTATATTGATCAGTTAGTTGGTGCAAAAATAACTGGACAAAGATCAGGAGTAACTGCCTTTGTCGATAGTATTCTTCTTCCAGAAGATTCTGAAAATGGAAATTTAACTCTTTATGTCAACTATCTTTCTTCAAATACAGGAAATAACTCATCTCAAACTTTCTTTGATGGAGAGCAAATTTCATCTAATGAAATAATAACATCTGGACTTCTTGGAAATACTACTATTTCTGTTGGATCACCTTTTGCATCAACAATAGAAAATAATGCACCTGAAATAGGATCTGCATTTCAAATTGATGAAGGAGTATATTTTATACGAGGAAATTTTGTTAACGTATCTAGAGAGACTTTAATTCTTGACCAATATTCAAATAGTCCTAGTTATAGAGTTGGTTTATTTGTAAACGAAGAGATAATAAATTCCGATCTTGATGAAACTCTTAATGACAACTCTCAAGGATTTAATAATTATGCCGCACCAGGTGCAGATAGACTTAGAATTAGTGTAAGTCTATTTAAAAAGGCACTTGATGATTTTAATGATGACAATTTTATTTTACTTGCAACGGTAATTAATGGTGTACTTCAAGATGAAATTAGAAAATCTAATTTCGGAGGTGGTGTTGGATTTGATGATTTAACAGATACACTTGCAAGAAGAACTTTTGATGAATCTGGCAATTATTATGTAAAAGCTTTTGATGTTAGTTCTGTAGAATCTTTAAACGATAATCTTGGTAATGGTGGAATTTTTAATGTAGGTCAATTTTCTCCTGGTGGAGTAACTGTTTCTGACGATCTTGCATTATATAAAATTTCTCCCGGAAAAGCTTATATTAAAGGATATGAAATCCAAACCACTAGTACTTCTTATCTTAATGTAAATAAGCCAAGAACAACAAGAACGATCAAAGATCAAAATATAATTTATAGCACTGGACCAACACTAAAACTCAATAGAGTTCATAGAGCACCAACAGTAGGAATTGGAAATACTTATTTTGTAAGTTTGCGTGATCAAAGAGTTGGAAGTAGTTCAGAAACTCTTCCTGGAAATGAAGTCGGAGTTGCAAGAATATATGATTTCAAATTAGAGTCTGGATCTTATAGTACATCTAATGCAAACGAGAATGAGTGGAACCTTGCTCTCTATGATGTTCAAACAATTACAGATATTGCATTAAACCAATCACATACATTATCAATTCCTACGTTTGTTAAAGGTGATAATAGTGGAGCTACAGGTTTTTTAAGACATTCAGTTTCTGCAGGAACAGCAATTACTGTTTATGAAACAAGTGGAAGTTTTATACCAAATGAAAAATTAACATTTAATGGAATTGCTGACGGTAGAATTGCCATAGCTATTACTGAGCATGGTATTTCTGACGTTAAATCTGTATATGGAACAAATAATGGGACAGTAGGAATTAACACTTTTAGTGCGGATGTAATTCAATCTAACAAATTTATTGTTGGAATTGCTACAGTAAGTCCACTTTCTGGTGGAATTAGCACTATTAAGAGTGTTAATGAATCTTTCCCAGGAACTCTTGTCAAAGAAAATGATCTAATTCAATATAGTGATACAACTGCTGGATTAGATGGAGATCCAATTATTGCTAGAGTTACTAATGTAGGAACATCTGATATTTCTGTAGAGGGTGTTGCTGCTGTTACAGGAATTTCTAGTGGATTCTTGCCATCATCAACATTGAGTATAACAGATTTAAAAGTTCTTACTACTCAATTAGCAACATCTTCTGACAATTCTCTGTTTACTCCTTTACCCAAAGTAAATGTTTCAAATGTAGATCTTGCAGAAGCTTCTTTGGTCATTAGAAAAACTTTTATTGTAAATATTGCAAGTAATGAGTTGTCTGCCCAAGTTGAAGCAGATACAAACGAATCATTCTTGCCTTTTGATGAAGAAAGATATCTTTTGATCCGATCAGATGGATCTACAGAAGCATTGAGTGGTGATAAATTTACTATTTCTACTAATGGAGACACCTTACAAATTCGTAGTCTTGGAAGCAATGATACTGGAGCAACTTTAATTGCAACTCTTCGTAAAGTAAAACCAAAGGCAAAAGAAAAAATTAAAAATAGAGTTAATTCTATTGTCGTAAATAAGTCAAAACTTACTGGTTCTGGAATTGGTGGAACAACTTTAAATAATGGATTGACTTATGGAAATTATCCTTTTGGTGTGAGAGTTGAAGATGAAATAATTTCATTAAATACTCCGGATATTATTGAAATTCATGGAGTTTTTGAATCAGCAGATACTTCTTCTCCATCTTGCCCTCAGGTTCTTTTGCAATCAATTACTACAAATTCCACTACAACATCGGAATTATTGATTGGAGAAAAATTTGTTGGACAAACAAGTGGTGCTGTTGGTATAATCGCAGAAAAATTAAATGATTCAAGAATTTCTTTTCTTTATAGAAATGAAATTTCTTTAGTAGAGGGAGAAACTATAGAGTTTGAAGAATCAAATTCTAGTGCATTGGTATCATCTCTATCTACTCCTAGTTTTAATATTTCTTCCAATTATACATTTAAAACAGGACAAGAAATTACTTTCTATGATCACGGAACAATTAAGAGAAAGAGTGATTCTTCATCTCCATTAAAACAAATCAAAATTTATTTTGCAAGTGCATCATACTCAAATACAGATGATGGAGACATAACAACTGTCAACTCATATAGACAGTTTGACTATACAGACGAAATTAAAAATGTTAATATTTTTAGAAATTCTGATATTATTGACATCAGACCTAGAGTTTCTAATTATGAAGTGACCGAAAATTCAAGATCACCACTTGAATTTTTTGGAAGAGCATTCAATGGATCTGGACAATCTGCAGCAAATCCCTTAGCTTCTGATGAAACTATCCTAACTGACATTTCTTATTATCAAGGAAGAATTGATAGAGTATTTTTATCAAAAAATGGAAAATTCCAAGTTGTTTATGGAACTCCATCAGATAATCCTCAGAGACCAGATCCAGTTGATGATGCACTTGAAATTTGCAGAGTAGAACTTCCAGCATATCTTTATAATGTAAAGGATGCAAAACTTTCATTCTTACAGCATAAAAGATTTAGAATGAAAGATATTAAAGAACTTGAAAGTAGAATCAAGAGTCTTGAATATTACACAACTCTTTCTCTTCTTGAAAAAGAAACCGCTAATCTCTTTATTACAGACAGTGATGGTTTAAATAGATTCAAGTCTGGATTTTTTGTAGATAACTTTAATGACTTCTTAGTACAAGAAGATACTTTTAAACTCAATAATTCTATTGATAGAAAATATAATGAATTAAGACCAAGACATTATACTAACTCTGTTGATATGATTTTTGGTCCGGTCATAGATACAGATCCAACTGCTGATTTAAATTTCTCTACAGTAGAAGGAATTAATATTAGAAAGCAAAGTGATATTGTAACACTTGACTATGCTGAAGTTGAATATATTAAGCAAAGTTTTGGTACAAGAACTGAAAGTGTTACTCCTTTCTTGATTAGTTTTTGGAGTGGAACACTAGAATTGACTCCAGCAAGTGACAACTGGGTTGACACTGCAAGACTTGAAGCAAAAATTATTGAAACAGAAGGCAACTACGCAGAAACCTTCAGCAACATGGTAGAAAATGGAACTATCGATCCTCAAACAGGATTTGGTCCAATATTGTGGAATTCATGGGAAACTAATTGGGTTGGTATTGACGTTGTTGAATCAACTAGAACAAGAGTGATTCAAAATACTCCTAACACTATTATCCGGGGATCTGGAAATGCTGTAAGTTGGTCAACTAGAGTTGTTAGTGATAATATTGTTCAAGAAGATCTCCAAACATCAATACAATTTGGAACTAATGATAGAACTGGAACTAGAACTATTGTAACAGAACAATTTGATCGTGAATCAGTAGGTGATAGAGTTGTGAGTAGAGATCTCATTCCATTCATGAGATCTAGAAATATTGAGTTTGTTGCCAAAAAAGTAAAACCACTTACTAGATTATATGCATTTTTTGATGGAGTAGATGTTTCCAGATATTGTGTTCCAAAATTGCTTGAAATTGCAATGGAATCTGGAGTTTTTGAAATTGGAGAAACAGTAATTTCAAGCAATTCAGTTGTTGGGGATATTGGGTCAAATGTTCTTCCATCTTCTCCATTCGTTCAATTTAGAGTTGCACAATCCAATCATAAAGAAGGTCCATATGATTCCGCAACAAAAACGTTCCGTAAAAATCCATACAATTCTCAAGATTTATCTGGTGCATATTCATCAACATCAACTATTTTAAATGTAGACACATTTTCACTTTCCAATGAAGCACAAGGTCAATATTATGGTTGGGTTAGAGAAGGAATAACTCTTCGTGGGCAAACAAGTGGTGCAATTGCAAAAGTTGCAAATGTAAGACTTGTCTCTGATGTATCAGCTGCTTTAATTGGTAGTTTCTATATTCCAGATCCAAATAATATAAGTTTCCCCAAATTTGAAACTGGAAGTAAAGTATTTACTTTAACTGATGATATTGATAATAATCAGGATCAGTCTGTTACTATTGCAGAAGAAGGGTTTGCTTCTACAGGAACTTTAGAAACAGTTCAAGAAAATATTATTTCTGTTAGAAATGCAAGAGTTGAAAATCAAGAACAGTTCCAAAGTGAAGATACCACTAGAAATCTTGGAACAGAAATTGTTAACAGCACAGTTATTGGTCAAAGAACAAGAACTCAACAGGTCGGAACTAGATTTTTCTCACCACCACCTCCACCACCAAGATGGGGTGGTGGAAGAGATCCTCTATCACAATCATTTATAATTGAAGATACTACAGGAGTGTTCTTAACTAGTTGCGATGTTTTCTTCAGATCAAAGGATGATATGGATATTCCAGTTATCATCCAAATTAGAACTATTGTAAATGGACTTC